GTTTACTACTTGACTTCTGGTTCTAGCAGCATAAGTTGGGTCTGCACCCTCAACAGCAACTGTTTGAGCTGCTGCTGCATTATCAACTGTTTGCCAAGTAAACTGTTTGGACTTGACTGAAACTCCTCCAGTCATTCCACCCATCATAGAAAGCAAAGGGGTATCACTAGGGGTTATGTTAAATAACTCTCCCACAAAATTAGGAAGATCGTAAGTATCTCCCATTCCTGAAATTGCACCCATTTTATTTCTCCTTTAATTACTTATTTAATAGTTGTCTTAATTTATCTGCTTTGAGATTTGAACTTGTGGTCCAGTCGCCATCAGCTTGTGCTTGTGCGATTTGATCATCTATACCTACAGGTTCAACAGGAACTGATGCTTCAATTACAGTATCTAAACTTTCTTGGCTTGTTACTACCCTTGACTTTTGTGCAGCTTCTGGTTCAGGTTCGGTAGGACTTTCAGAGGTCCATCCGTATTGTTCCTGAGCAAACTGTTGTATAGCTTCAGATTTTAACTCACCTTTGTACAAGTCTTTCAACGCTTTGCCCTGTCCAGAGTTAGGATCAAATCCTGCTTCTTTTATAGCATTATCTGCTTGAACAGTCTTATATTCCTTCTCTACAGCTTCAAGCTCTTTGATGCGTTCACGCATTTGCTTGATAGCATTATTATCTTGTCCTTCTTCTACTGTTTCGTTCATCTCGTTTTCCATTTTTTCTCCTACTCCAAGTTTCTACTAACTACATTATCCTTGGGAATATAATGCGATAGGCGACAAATAAATTAATTTAGAATAACAAAAATTGTCAGCCACTTTCGGCTATTCAGATACTAGGCGAATTGACTTACGCAGTTTACACGCCAGATATAAACTGGAATTGTAGAGTCTATTTATACTCGCAGACTACCACTATGCGATACTTTTATTATACCACTATATATAGTATGTCAAGGTTTATTCTTCTACTAATCCTGTAACTCTACGACCACGCCTAGCAGCACCACCAATAGGTGTAAACCTAGATTGTTCTTCTGCTTCTAAAAGTCTTATTTGTTCTAGTTCTTCTGGGCTTTGGAATACTGCTGCTTCTGTAAACTGTTCTAATGTAAACGGCTCTGGTTGTTCTACGCCACCTCTAGCTTGTAATTCTTGTAGTCTTGGTAGTTCTGCTTGTGCAGAAGTAAACAACTGTCTAGCTTGTGCTTGTGATATACCAGCTCTTTGTAATCTCTGTGCAAAGTCACCTGTTATTTCAAAACCTGCTCTTGCAGCTTCGCCACCTATTTGTGCAGTAGTTATTCTACCTGCGACTATTTCTTCGCCTACTGTTGGGTCTAATGCACCAACAAAGATAGCCTCTGGTGTTAGTTCTAACCCAAAGTTTTCTCTATAAAACTCTGTAACTTCTGGTATGTTTTCTTGTACTCCTTGAAATACTGCACCTACTCTTTGTGCAAACTCTCTAGCTGACACTTCGCCCTCTACTAACCCTGTAAACCTATCATCAAGTAAATCTATTGATGTGTTTCTTGGTACACCAAACTCTGCAAGTGTGCCTATGTATGATTCTTTTAATCCTTGATAAGTAACCTCATCAAACTTAACTGTACCATCTGGTCTTTTATTACCAGGAAATGCTGTATCATATGCTGTGCTTTTTCTTACATTTGATATAGCAACATTAGGATCACCTGTTTTTGACCATTCTTCAGCAAATAACTGTAAAATATCTGGTGGCATATTTGGATATAAACTTTGTGCAAGTTCTAAAAATTCATCCATTATACATTAACTCCTAATTGTGAAATATTGCCTTGTCCTAATGCTTGTGTTAAAGCAGAACTAGCATCTTGTGTAACTTGTGTTACATCTAATTCTAATCCTTTAGTTCTTAATGTTTCTTCTGCTTTAGCAAAATCATTTGTCTTTACCATTTCTTGCCACCAACCCTGTGTTTCATCTGCTGATTGACCCCACACAGAAGCTGTTAAATTACGCCAAGGTCTTGCAATATCTTCGTAAGTTAGTTCTGGATTAGTGTAATTACTAAACGCAGCTAACCTTGATTGTTTTAATCCTGCAACAAGTTGATCTTTAAAATCAGGGTCATTACGCAATCTACCTGCAAGTTCAGCAGCTTCACTATCTGTAACCTTGCCTAAAACAGGTCCAAGATATTGTGCGTATAGTTCTCTTACTTCTGCTTCTCTTTGGCTAGTTCTATCTACACCTGTTATTGCTGTAGAAGTTAAATAACTTTCAAAATCTGTATCTCTTTTACCTGTAGCATATGGGTCTGCAAACAAAGATATTTGTTCTGTTGTATAATTTTGTGTCCATTGTCCTGTAACAAATTTATCTGCTATCCAATTTACTAATGCTTCTGGAGCATTTGATACACCAGATGCTTGTAAAGCGTTTGCTATTGCTATTTGTCCATCTGTTATTGATTGAGCAGCAGTAGAAGGGTCCTCATAATATGTTCTTAACCATTCTCTTTCTGATTCACTATGTGTTCTGTACCAATTAGTTGTTTGCCATTCAGCATCACTAACTGTTCTGCCCTCTACAGCAGCTTCAGCTATAAGTGCTAACATTTCAGGGTCTGTTATCCAAGGAGCAACTTGTGATTGCTCTGTAATTGTTTCTACAAAACTAGCAAATGGATTATCTATTTCTGCTGATAGTTGGTCAGTATTACCTGTAACTATTGCAATAGCATCAAAAAATGCTTGATCCATAGTTGCATTAGGTTGTGGTGCAGTTTCTCCTTGTGATAGTAAACCTGCACTAAATAAATCATTGTCTTTTAATTCATAAGCTAAATAAAGAGGGTTACCATCATATAGTTCTCCTTGTGAACCTGGTACTTCATACACTATGTAAAAGTTACCACCGACATTCCAAAGCAAACCATCTTCAGGTATGTTATTAAATTGTGTAAATGCAGTATTTGTTATTTGACCTGTTCTTGGAGGTGGTTCACCTGGAGGTGGTTCACCTGGAGGTAGTTCACCTGGAGGTGGTTTTTTAACTGGGGGTGGTTTTTTTCCTGGTAATGATTTAGATACAGGATCAGTTGGTGTACCTGGTTCAAAACCCATTTCTTCTACTGTTGTTTGTGGTACATCAAAAGATGCAGGAACTCCTGCTGCTACTGCTAACTTAGCTTCTGCTATAACATCTTGTGGGTCACGACCAGGAGCAAAGTCAAAAGTTACTCCTGTATATACTGGGTCTTTTGCACCTTTAGAATCTTTAATAACTACTTCTACTGGTTTGTTAGGAGCAAAATCAAATGTTATATCATTAGGTCCAGCAAATTGTTCTACAACTTTTTCTACATTTTTTATTTCTGTTGTATTTGTTTCCATTTCACGCAAAGTTTTTTGTGCATCATCTGTTTTAATTTTGTCAGGTAAATTTAATAAATTGTCTGCAATAGTTACAGCAACTTCTTTTTGGTTTTCAGTAAATTGATTAATTGGGTCTAATGCACCTATGTCTGGTCTTGTATCTAAAGCATCTTTTACAGAACCTGATTTTTGTCCTGATTCTAATTTTTGAGCAATATAATATAACGCTAAATCACCAACATATACTTCTCCTTTATAAGATGCTACCATTATCTAATTTCACCTCTTTTTACTTTTGATTCTACAACTGCATCAGCAAAATCTCCTGCTTGTGCTGGCACTTGTGATTCAAAAGCAGGTCTGTTGCCATCTGCATTTGCTCTTGTTATAGCATCTAGTATTTTTGCAGCAAACACTTCTTGATTATTTCTTTGTTTTTCTACAACAGGTGATGGTGGTGGACCTGATGGTGTTCCAGGCATAGTAAAAGTTTCCATAGGAATTTCTATATTCATAAGTTCTACACCAATAAGATTGTTCATAGCATTTACATATTCCTGAATAGATTGTCCTGTACTGTCTGTTCCATCTAAATTAGTTTCACCATTATTCATAACACGATCTGCTTTTTTAGAACCTGCAAACCAAGCAATAGATACTAAATCCCAAGAATTGTATTTATTAAAATACTCTTGTACTTTAAATCTAGCTACAATATCTTGTGCTTTAGGATCGTGCCAATCTGCACCTTCTAAACCTGCTTCTTTAGACCATTTATTCCAATTTATATCTAGTATTCCATATGCACCAAGTGCTTGTACTCTTATAGGTTTTTTTGTAGTTATATCAATAATTGTGGTTGGATTATGCAACACTTGATAATCTCCAGATGATTCTTTTTGTTTTAATGCTTCTAAATACAAACCTATCATATTAGGATTGCTGTCTATAATGTTTTCATTTTCCATAATATTACCTTGGAGCACCTGTGATGCTATTAAGAATGATACGATTAGTGGCTTGAATATCACGATTCGCACCTAACCTTTCTTGTTCTTTAGCTGTTACTTTATTAAAAGTTTCAATTAAGTTTGCACCAGGATCAATTCTCTCCTCTGCAACTTCTATTGTAGTGTGATTACCATAATTATCTAATGTATCTGGTGTAACATCTAGTTGTTCTTGGGGTAATGATTGCTCGTATGACAACTGACTATCTGCTAAAAACTGATCTGCTAATAGTTTTGCTTCGTATGGTTTTGGCTTTCTACCTAACTCTCTTTCAAATAAACCATTTACACTATTAGAAACAGCAGAATAATCTGGTGGAAGATAAGGTTGAACTTGTACAGGACTTGTTACAGGATTATCTAAATACAATTGTAATATGTTTTGATAGCCCTTTTCTGCTTTACCTAAACCAGAAGCATTTGCTTGTGCCATAAGTTGTTCCATTACTTGACCTTCTACTCGTATATCAAAAAAACCAGGTCTAAATGGTTTACCAACTTTAGCACCTAACAAACCTGCATTTACCATATCAGCTTGTAACTCTCTTATTTCTTCAGGTAACAAACTTGTAAATACATTTTGATCTCCTACTTGGTAAAAATTACCAGGTTGAGCTCCAATAGTTGTTGGTTCTCCACCATAAACAATAGGTTGATCTGCTGTTACACCAATAAAATTATAAGGACTTACACCTAATATATTTTGATTTACTATTGATTGATAGTCTTGTTGTGTAAATCCTTTATCAAAAGCATATTGATCCACATACTCTGCACCAAATAAATTAGTTGCTAAAGCCATAGCACTTGTTAAATCAGGTGCAGCATTAAGTTGTGCAATATCTTCCTCCGTAGCTGTAATTGGATTATCACCTGGCATCAAAGGTGTTTTAATTATTTGTAATATTTCTGATATAAACTTTTCTTTTTCTGTCATTGTCCTAATCCTAATTGTACTAGCAAATTATCTTCATATTCAGGTTCTAACTCTCTTGATAAAAGTGTATCAAACATTGGACCAAAGTCAGGGTTTTGTTCTATAAGTTTAAGAGCTTCGTTTCTAAGTGCAGCTCTTGTTGCAGCATACTTAGATGATGTTTTCCATATTGTTTCTGACAAACCTGCATTTACAAATGAGTTAATAATATCTTGTCTTATTGCTAAATATTTTTTAGCTGATTGTACTGTAGAAAAACCAGATAGACTTTCATCATTTACCATCTTTATAAGTTGTGTAATCTGCATATCTATAGATGGTTTTGTTGGTGATCCTACAATACCAGGTTGTCCATAACCCCAATACTGTTGTTCTAATTGTTTCTTTTTTGCATCTCTACGAGCTTTTGCTTCATTTGTATTATTTCCAATAATATTTATCTCTCTTTCATAAGCATCTAGTGCAATAGCACCTAATAATTTATTTTTAGCTACAGCCCATTGTTCAGGTGTTCTATATGCTCTTTTGTTTTGTAGTAATGCTTTTTTATAAGAATCAAAAGAAAACTCTGCATAAGATGGAGGTGGTTCTAAATACCAAGCAACCAAAGGATATGTGTCATAAAGTTCTCTATTTTTCTTTAAAAAGTCTGCACCTTCTACAGTTGTTGGATATTTTTCTATAGATATAGTTTTTGACACAGTAAGAGGTAATGGGTTTATACCATACTTTTCTATAAACTCTTGTGTTGCTAAAACATCATCAAAGTTTTTTGCTCTTTTAATTGTTCTGTATTCATCAGCTAATGTTTCAAAAAAGAAATAATCTAAATTTTGATCTGTTAATTCATATATTGGTTGCACAGAACCAGCAGGACCAAGAAGTTGTGAAAACGCTCTAAACATATAAATAACTTTTGCTGCTTTAACTGCTTCATCCATACCTGCGTTTGCTTTTTCTTCTGTTTCATCACTTATTTTTCCTGCATAAAGTAATGCCTTATAAGTATCAATAACAGTATTGCCAAAAACTCCTTGTGTATTTTCACCTTGGTTAAAAAATAAAGTACCAAATTTATCTAACCAAGCAGGAACAAAACCTAATGTTTTTAATATTTGTTTAGGGTCTTTTACATCTGTTGGTCCAAAATCACCAAATATTATTTGTGATACAAAATTTTCTTCAGGCATATTATTTACAATAAATGATGCAGGTAACTGTATAACAGGTCCAAAACCAGGAAGTAATGTTGCTGCTATGTTTACAGACTGTGCATACACAGGCATATTTACTCTTACATTTGTATCAGGTGCAGAATCTCCTAACATCCAGTTTTGAAATATATCTGATCCTGGATAGTTAAACATAACTTTATTGTTTATTGGGTTTTTATAAAAGAAACCTTTTCCTGATGGATCAAGCGTATCATTTGGTTGTGCTGCACCATCCCAAGTTGTTTGGAATCTTGCAGCAACCTGTGGCTGTCTTTTTAGTATTGATGCCCAAGTAGTTAATACTTCTTGATAGGCATTACCAAAAGGAAACAACCAACGACTAGCTTCCCAAAATCTTCTTTCTTGTGTAATGTCATAAAGCAAACCTTTTACTTTTTCTACTGCAAATCCTTTTGCTAAATTTTCTATAAGGTTTGCATCTGATATACCTGCTTCACCTGCTGAAGCAGTTTTTTCTATTTTTGCTATTTCTCTTTTGTTTAGACCTGCTTTTTTTGCACCATCTACAATTTTAGCTTTTACACTATCATCTGATATAGATATAAGCTCTCTTGATTTACTCCAGTAACTTGATTTAAAAACAGGTATTCTTGATAATTGATTAGTTGGTTGTGTACCAAAAAATTTAAAAGCTGATTCAACTGCTCTATCTAAAAACTTTCTATCTACTGCAAATGGTGGTACTTTATAATCTACTGCTTCAGGTAATACATCTTCAAATCTTTTAATATATGCTTTTGCAACTTCTACATTTGCTGCATCTACTTTTTTTTGTAGCTTAACTGCTTCATTACCAGTTATAGAACCATCTATCAGACCTTTATATTCTTTTTGTTTTATTCCTGCTTTTGCACCAACATTCATATCAAATGTTTCATCACCTAATTTAAACTTGCCTGTCCTAACTAATTCATATAAATCTCTTGGTACATTTTTTCCACCAAATGATGTTTTCATATCTTTTCTTAGTAATTCAACAAAATCATTTAACACTATATTATATGATCTTGTTGATAGTCCACCAGTACCTTCAAGTATTCTGTAAGGATTATTTTTACCTGCTGTCAATGAAAGCATAGCATCTCTTAAAGGTCCATCTTCTTTTAATTTTTTTACAAGTGCTTGTACAGCTTCTTTTTTATTTCTAGCTAGTTCTATAGTTGCTATCTCTTTTGCCAATATTGAATTAGAATATTTTTGTATTTCTCTGTATTGACCTTCATCCCATTTAACTTTGTTAATTTTTCTTTCTATTCTTTGATACTTAATATCACTACCAACAGATTGTTTTCTAAGTTCTTTAAAAGACCTTGTGTCGCCAACAGAAGATTCAGATATACCTTGTCTGAAATTTGGTGTATCTAACCAACCATCTCTTGCATAACTAGCTCTTACCTTGACACTATCATCCGTAAGTCTTGCAAGAAGTGCTATAGGATGATCTAGCACTCCTAATGCTCCATCTGCAATAGCTCTTAATTGTTCTTCTGCTATAACTCTTACTGTCCAAGCTGGTCGTAACAAAACTAAAGGTTTAAATATACCACTTACATAACCATCAATAAATCTTGTCATACCTTCTCTGCCTACAATACGAGTTGCATCATCATACTTATCTTTAAAACCACCGATAAGTTTATTTGATAATTTTATAACCTCTGATGGATTTGCAAGTATTAAATCTTGTGAAAGAGTTGTTTCAAGTATTGGTCTTTGAAACAATGTTGTTGCTATGTCATCTAATGTTTCTTTATTTGTACCAGCAACAAACTCATCACCTTTTTTAAATAATTTTTCCCACGCTTTTTTCATACCAAGAGGTAAAACATCAATATTGCTATATCTTGTTATATCTTCAGATATTTGATTTTTTTCATCAAAAGCAACTTTAAGAGATAAAAATACTCTATCTACTAATTTATCTGTAGCATCTCCTTCTACAAGTTTACCTTTTCTAACAAGCTCATCTTTGTATATTTGTCTTAGTTGTGAAAAATCATCTTTAACTTGATTTGTAAGAAAGGTAGCTCTTTTGTTAGGTGTAGTAGAAGATAACTTATCAAGTCCATCTATCATATTTTTAACTCTACTGTTTACATCTACCACTTGATCTTTAGGGTCTAACAATCTTAAAAACTTTGTGTACTCAACAACTAAGTGATCTGGATTTCCTGCGTTTAATCTAGTCTTGTACAAAGGTCCAAATGTTTCTTGTAGGGTTTGTCTAAAAGGTAATCTACGTTGTACTTGTGGCACAGCACCTCTTGTAGCAACAGGAAGTATTTGTGCTTTTTCAGATAATAAATCTTTTACTGCTTTTCTTCCAGCTTCAGTTTCAGGAAGTAATTTAGAATCTAATGCAGATAATTGTTTCATAAAATCTGTAAAGTCAGAACTTAATTGTTTATCTTCTATTACATATTTGTTTAATATATTAAAGTTTGATTTCTCTAATATGTTTGCAGGTTTATTTTTATTTTCAAGTAAAAAATCTGCTAATTTATCACCAAACTTACCATCTATAGCTTCTTGAACAGTAGTCTTACTAAAATTTTTTCTAACAAATCCTTGTAAAAATCCTAAGTCTGCTTTCTGTGCATCAGTCAAATCATCAAAACGCAATAACTTTTGAGTTGCTCTTGCACCTTTAACTGCTTTACCTGCAAGGAAAGTAGGATCAGCAAGTTGTAAACCTAAATCAAATATACCTGTAGCAAAATCATATGCTCTATCTTCTGGTCCTATAAAAAATTCAAAAGGTTTAAATAACACACGACCTGGTGTAACGTGTGGACTTTTACCTCTTGCAATAAGTGCTGCTGCTCTATCTCCATCAAATACTACTTTTTTTTCTGCTTCATAAATATCATCAAATATATTTGCTCCAAGTCTTGATATTGCTATATCTCTTGCTTTTAATGGATCAGCACCTCTGTCAATTAAATCTTTGTATGTTTGGGTTTTTTCAGGGTCTGTAGATTGAAACAAAGCATTACCTAAATCTATTTTTTCTCCTCTTGCTCTTGCTTCTTTCCAATATGCAAAAGGGTCAATAGCTGCTTTTTTCCACGCTTCTTTGCTATCTACACCTTGTGATTTTAATTCTGCTGCTCTTAGTGGTTGTCCTATAACATCTTCATAAAGTTCTCTTACACCAAGAAATGCACCTTTAACTCCTAACTCAAATAAACCACCTGTTTCTTCATTTACACCGAACTGATTAAATACTGCTGTTTTTACTTTTCCGTATGTTGCAGCTTTTGCTTTTGTAAAAAACTCTGTAAGACTTTCTATAAAACCTTCATCAGCATTTTGTTTTGTAGCTTGTACCATTACACTTGGTGGCACATTTACAGCTTGTTGATTTATTTGACTTAGTTTAACTGCTTGATCTCTTGTAACTTGTAAAGGAGGTTGTGAATCTCTTTTTTCTAGTAAGTAATCTACATTAACATCATCAGAGTATGAGGTTGCCATTACAAATACTCTAGTAAACTATCATCACCTGTTTCTAGCCAAGACTGATATACAAATTGTTTTATATTTTCAGCTTGATATGCTTGTTCTTCTGGTCTTGTGTTTAAACCAGGACCAAAAGGTAACCCTGATGTTACAGGTTCATTAGGTCTTTCAGTTGGTGCAAAAACATCTATATTTGGCATTCTTCTTTGTGTTGGTTGTACTAAAGGTTTTTCTTGTGGCAGAGTATCTTTTGGTAAAGGTGCAGATTGTTGTTGTTGTATTAAGTCTTGTTGTTCTCCATATGCAACACCAGGTATTCTTCTTACTGCTTGTGTATTATCTTGATAGTTTCTTGCAGCAGGTGGTACATTTAGACCTCTATTACTAGGACTTCTAGTAGCCATTATCTTCCTCCTCATCTTCGTAAAACATAAATGTAGAATTTATAATCATATATCCAAAAGGAAAAGCTACAGGTGGCATTTGATCTGTAAACATTCTGGGTTGTAATATATTTTCTTCAAGCAATATATCATCACCTAGTTCATCTACATCTCCAAGTGAGTTATGTACTATATCTGCAAAATCTTTATTAATAGACATTATCCACCCATACCTTGTAACAATTGTGCTATGCCTGGTGGAGGACCCTGTGGTGGTAGGGAACCTCCTCCAAGCAATTCTTGTTCTTCTTCTGGTATTTCTGGTTCTTCTGCTGTGTAAAATTTATCTAAAATACTTTGCATACTATCAGGCTGTTTTCTTATCTGTATTACAGCCATAGTTGCTTTAGGATCACCTTGTTGTGCTTGTGCTAGTAGAGAATCAAATAAAACTTTTTCTGCTTTTTCTTTTGTAATTCTACTATTTACAGTTGTAAGATTATCCAACCCATCAAGGTTTTCCTGTAGTGTCTGTGTGTCTATAATACCAGCCTGTAATAATTGCAGCCCTGTTACAATTTTTTGTGGCTCATCATATCCAGCCATAGCACCATATACTCTGCGTGTCTTATATGCACCTTGTATATCTGTATTTGGGTCATATTTTTCACTAAAGAATTGATTGTTATAATAACCTGATAATTCTTTTGATGTACCACCATACATTTTTTGATCCCATTCTAATCTCTTAGAATCAATCATTTCTATAGCATCAGCCATAACTGTATGATATTCTCTAATCATTAGTGACATACTTGCACCTAATTCTTCTAATCCTCTACCTGTTGCAAAGCTAAGTGGGCTTTGTGAATCATCAGATACAGGATAAGAACCACCTACTCGTAGTTGTCGTTCTATTCTGTCTATTTGTTGAAAGATTTGATAAGGTACATTTGATGCAGGTTTACTTACTTGTGTTCCTGGAGCTAGATAGTTTACAGCAAATCTACCTTTACGATACTGTCCTGATTCTATCTCTCCTGATATGTTTGTTTCTGTAAAGACTGCATCTTCCATAGCAATTATTGACATAACATTTATCTTTG